GCAGCGTGGCGCACAGGTCATCGTCCGGGGGCAACTCCTCAACAGTGGGCATACGCACGCGTACATAGCTATGCTACAAAGGGGAAGACGTGGTACACGGCTGACAAAAATCTACACACAAAGGCTCTTTAAGAAAATTAAATTCATGGACGTATTTACTTGGCGAGTAATTTTTTTTGTTTATTGAGGTAATTATTAATTTGTTTATTGCCTTGACGAATCATGTTTTGGAGTTGTTTCAATAGAACGTTTTCACGCGCTTTTCTGATTTGTTGGGGGGTTCGTAAAATTTCATTCATCAATTCTTTGTCAGTCTTGTACCGCCTGGACCTTTTTTGGGTTTTCATTGGTTTCGTGATCGTCAACCCAAGTTCTTTCGCCTTTTTACGCAGTTCGGATGTGTTCAACATATTATAGTATTATACGAAAAAATATCTGCGTAAAAATTAAGTGTACATGTGGGACAGCTTGCCTCTCGAACTTCAGGAGATAATACTAGAAAAATCTATAGAATTATGTCGTGAAGACTACATAAATGCTGGTATAGCAAAGCATAACCGGGCGAAAAAGAAACAGGGTCGGGGTCTGCTCACCGCGGACATGATACGATATGTGCAAACAGGTACGGACCCAATGGAATTGTTAAACTGGGCATATGAACTGGAAATACGAGAACTTGAACTACACGTAGACCCACCTGTGTCCCTTCTGAACAATATCTATGACTACGATTACACCGAATACTACGATGAATTTCTTCGTAGAGCTGTAGAATATCTGGAAGACCCACAACACCGAGATGAATGGATTGTCCCAACGGAAGATTGCTGGTTGACCATGTTTACAAAGTTGAATGATTTTCATCGTAAACATGGACATCTGAACACACTCGACGATGACCCAAAATTGTACCTGTGGCTGGAACACCAGAAGGACTCTGACACACACCTGTCCAGGGAGAGGAGATACTCTCTTCGAAGCCTCGGGGTGAGGTTACCGAGACCTAATAGATGAGGTTAAGAAGGACACGAACATGTCACCTCTTGGGTGTATTGACATTTACCTTTTCCTTGTGCATCATCAAAAACATCTGCGGATTGGAACACTTTACCCTTCGGTTCCACGTTACAACACATATATTGAAAATCTGCACTATCTGGGGCGGGGTTCCAATGCACCTGTCCGGCACGCGTCGGGTGGTCGCTTGGGTATTTCGCTAGCACACAATCGGTAGGTTCTTCGCTTTGACATGGCACGTAGCACCTCGTACCAGATGATGTTTTACAATCCCCACCGTACTTTGCTGGAGTATGACCTGAACGTGTTGAGTGTGTTATACCTGCACCACATTTACCAGATTCACCTGTAAGTACGGTGACGCCGTCGTCTGCCATACACGCCGATGGAGCGCTCCACTGTCCACCTGTGCAATCCTCCGGTGCGGGAGCTGATTCGCTTATTTCTTTAAGAAAATAAAAACTTGTTGGTGGTACACCAATTCCATCGCATGTCTCAAATTCAACTCCATCATCGAGTTCTTCAGTTGCCCCATTTGATATTTTTTGATTGAAAACGTTTATAGGTGTTACAGTCATTGTGATATTTTGACCACTGTGGAACGATGTCGGTATTTGATTAAAAATTATACCATTTTTAGTACTCGACGGCTCTGTGATGTATCTAAGTTTTTTATCTGGGTCTGCTGACGACGAAACGTCTATGGCATACCTTGATGTCAAGTCTCGGCAATCGAGTGCACTTTGATTCCATTCCCATCTTAAACCAATTGTCCCATCATCTTGACGACACACCCTATCATTTATATATATCATACCATCACACTTACTAAGGTCCGGAGATGCTTCGAAATCACCCTGATACCCAGATGGTGGACCACCGCCACCGCCACCGCCACCGCCACCGCCACCACCACCACCGCCGCCACCGTTAGTTTTTTTTGTAGGCGCTTTTAAACACTGACCCATATCAAATTTTTCAAAATCAAAACTTCCGTCGGTGCACGTGTACAAAGCTGAAACTGAACTAACTACAACAAACATTGCACACACACCCATGACGGCTACAGTAGATGACTTAGACATCCTTATATTCTGTCAATATTATATTTTTATTCAACTGCTGGACAATTTTCACTTATGTCATGTATGGCTGCCCCTCCTCCATAGACAGCAGCACCAGGGTAAGTACACGTATCATTTTCATCACAAGTGCCCCAACTTTTATTATTGCCATACCAGCCTTTTTTTTTCCACGTGCTTGTCCTCGTTCTCCTCCATTTACCTCTGTCTGGGCATGTACCAGTAGCACCAGTCTCGTCATCATCGACAACAAACCTTTCAACTTTATACGTGGCAAAGGGATAAATCCCCCAACTCTGCTCATTAGGAAAACAACTTCTATCTACTTCATCTGGTTCTCTTTCCCAGTGCCCCGTACAATCCTTTGGACACGTGCATGTCGTTGTTTGAGAGTAAGCGCAATTCCCAGAACCTACCGCATCATGCATTACATCAGCACTCGCATAGACTTCACCAGTATCGCCACCACTGGTTAGACACACTTCTGCACATGCCGCGTTGTAATCGGGTGTACCTGGATACGGGTTCCAATTAATTTCACCGTTAGGTAAACGGGCCAGTATACAATCGGATGGTGTTTCTTCAGGACATGCATTTTCACAACGCTCTCTCTTTTCTGTGACACAACCAGAGTCATTAGTTTCGCCTGGACACCCATCCGGACATGTACGTAAACTTGTACCCGTACCACATTTACCTACCTCACCCGTGAGTATGGTAGCGCCATCATCAGCTGTGCAAGGACCTGGTGGGCTCCAAGTACCTGTACACGACTGCGACTGTGAAGAGGGTGTCGTGTTATTTGAAATTTCAGTGAAAGATGAGAAAGGCACTGGCGTACCACCAACCGCATTACATGATTCAACATCACTATTTCCCAAGTCAACTGTAACTTCCACAGTATCAGTTAATTTTAAATTAGATGCATCCAGGGGTGTTACATATATTTTTATATTTTCTGATCCAGACATCAAGCTCGATGCATCACTTATGACGATGCTGTTTGCACTAGAACCAACGACGTCGTATTTGTATTTCACGTTGTGGTTCTGACTGGCGGATGAAATTTCAATCAAAAATTTTGCAACCTTGTTACGACAAATACGTGCATCATCGGAATCTGTCCAGGCCCATCTAGCACCAACAGTGTTGCCACCCGTGTAGCAAGACCTATTTGTGTTTTGAAAGAAAGTGGAGTTACACGAAAGGACGCTTGGACTTGGTTGTAAAGTTGAACTGCCCCCACCTCCACCGCCGCCACCTCCGCCGCCGCCACCTCCGCCACCTCCGCCACCACCTCCGCCACCTCCTCCACCGCCACTCTCTGGCCACTCTAAACATTTGTCTGTATCAAAATCATCGGGATCAAAAGACCCGCCTGTGCATGTGTATCCCAGTCCAATGGATGACACCATACAGAATACACCGGACATTACCATTACAATAATAAGTCCTGAGTCACCACTACTCATTATTACTATCCCACAAGAAAAATTTGCGACGTCGTCCATGGAAAACTTCATATTTCATGATATTTTACAATCTTGTTCAAGGTCATTAGAATACATCACGGTTATTAACCAATCCATCCCTTTTGAACTTGTTAAGGAGTGCCTGTCTCTGATTCACAGGGGTAGTTCGCAATCGGTTTCGAATCTTGTTCAACACGAGGGGTTTCAGATTACGAACCACATTGTTCACATCGGTGCGAGACACATTAGGTGGCAACTTGTTCTTGACCCCTTCGATGGTGGCTCTCATATTGTTAAGGGGTGTGTTCAGAAGACGAACACGGATGCGCTGTAAATTAAAGTTCTTGTTATTCATCAGTCGAACATTGTTTGATGTAAAATTGTTTCCATGAAGACTGGCCCTCCCCTCTCCCCCTCTAAGAAACTGATTGATACCATTTTTGTTATAGACCCTTCTCAGGGTTCCGTTGTTTTTGACATTTGATGGGATGTTTAGATAGACCCTTTTACCACGAGGGATGTTGTTTGTTAGGTACACACCGGCATTAAACAGCTCAGTATTCTTGTTTATACGTTTTGGTTCAAACCGTTTCATAAACTGTGCTTTTGTATATTTTTTCTCGTAAAAGATGATGACTAAACTATCTGATAGATTTCTAAAACTTTCGGGCAAAGAGGTGAGTTTGTAAAGGTCGATAGTAAGTTTCTTCAATTTCTTCAACTTACCGAAACTCTCTGGCAACTTTGTGAGTTTGTTATTAGCGACGTTTAGCATTTCGAGATTTGTTAACTGACCAACACTTTCAGGGAAAGAAATGAGTTTGTTATCATTGACTACTAGCTTTCGAAGATTTTTCAACTGGCCAATTTCTGGAGGCAATATGGTGATATTGTTTTCAGAGAGGTAAAATGTCTCTAAATTTTTCAGCTGACCAATAGTTGCTGGCAACTTTGTGAGTTGGTTCTCATTGAGATGTAGAACCTCCAAATTTTTCAATCTGCCGATTTCCGCTGGCAAAGAGGTGAACAAGTTTTCACTCAGGTCAAGATAATTCAAATTTTTCAATCTGCCGATTTCCGCTGGCAAAGAGGTGAGTTCCTTGTTGTGTCGGAGTTCAAGTTGTTTCAAATTTTTCAACTGACCGATTTCCGCCGGCAACATGGCGATGTAGTTATAAGTGAGGTCAAGTTTCTTCAAATTTTTCAACTGACCGATTTCCGTTGGCAACATGGTGAGGTGATTAAAATCCATCTCAAGCTCCTCTAAATTTTTCATGTAGAAGACAAAATCTGGAACTCTTGTGAGACCCTTATTATTTAACTTAAGTTTCGTGGCATTAAGATTTGTTATGCCATATTTTGCTGCTTCTTTAAGGACCTGATTGTTGATTTTGTTCCTAAAACGTTTCGTCATCATCCTCTTGGCCGTTGGTGCGTTCACGGTTCTCAGAATTCTTTTGACACCCCTTGTGTTGTTTGAGTTGGAGTTTGATGAATTATACATCATTCTGTTGTTTGAGTTGGAGTTTGATGAATTTCTGTTGTTTGAGTTGGAGTTCATTCTTACAATACATCAAGATTATTTATCAAACCACCCCTTTTGAACTTGTTAAGGAGTGCCTGTCTCTGATTGGCGGGGGTCGTTCTCAATCGGTTTCGAATCTTGTTCAACACGAGGGGTTTGAGATTACGTACCACATTGTTCACATCGGTGCGAGACACATTAGGTGGCAAGTTGTTCTTAACACCTTCGATGGTGGCTCTCATATTGTTCAGGGGTGTGTTGAGAAGACGCACACGGATGCGTTGTAAATTAAAGTTTTTATTGTTGATGAGTCTAACGTTGTTTGCTGAAAAATTGTTTCCATGAAGTCTGGCCCTCCCCCCTCTTATTCGAAGAGCCTCATTCAGACCATTCTTGTTGTAGACCCTCCGGAGGGTGCCGTTGTTTTTCACATCCGATGGTGTACTTATGTACGCCCTTTTACCACGAGGGATGTTATTTGTTAGGTATACGCCGGCATTAAACAGCTCAGTATTCTTGTTTATACGTTTGGGTTTAAACTGTTTCATAAATTGTTGTTTTGTATATTTTTTCCCGTAATCAACTCTGATGACTACACTATCTGATAGATTTTTAAAACTTTCAGGCAAAGAGGTGAGTTCGTTGTGTCCGAGGTCAAACCTCTCTAAATTTCTCAATCTGCCGATGGTTGTTGGCAACGAGCTGATGCGATTAAAACTGACGTTAAGCTTCTTCAGATTTTTCATCTGACCAATAGTTGCAGGCAAAGAGGTGAGTTCGTTGTGTGCGGAGGTAAGCGTGCTGAGTTTTTTCAACTGACCAATAGTTGCAGGCAAAGAGGTGAGGTTGTTATGAGTGAGCTCAAGCTCCTCTAAATTTTTCAGCTGACCAATAGTTGCAGGCAAAGAGGTGAGTTCGTTCTCATAGAGATATAGAACATTCAAATTTGTTAACTGGCCAATAGTTGCAGGCAAAGAGGTGAGTTTGTTATCACCGATATTCAGAATAGTCAATTTTTTCAACTGACCGATTTCCGCTGGCAACGACGTGAGGTTGTTCTCAGTAAGGAAAAGATAATTCAAATTTTTCATGTAGAAGACAAAATCTGGAATTTTTGCGAGACCCTTATTTGATAAATCAAGACGCGTGGCATTAAGATTTGTTATGCCATATTTTGCTGCTTCTTTAACCACCTGGTTGTTGATTTTGTTCTTAAAACGTTTCGTCATCATCCTCTTGGCCGTTGGTGGGTTCACGGTTCTCAGAATTCTTTTGACACCCCTTGTGTTGTTTGAGTTAGAGTTTGATGAATTATACATCGTCATTCTTACAATACATCAAGATTATTTAAATCCTACACTGGATGGCGAAGAAGATAATCCACGCCACGAGAACGTCGATACTGTAGTGTTCCCTTGTCGCGATAGTCACCAATGAAGCGATGATGGGATACACAGGGTACAACACCTTCCCAACGAAATATGAGGTGACGATGTTATAGGTCGTGTGTCCACTAAACATGTAATCGTTGCAGAAGGACAAAGGTGGATTCGGTGTACACGTCCCGGGTTTAGCTGCAGGTAATTGAGTGACGATGTTTGTCATCGCCCGTGCGGCGTACATAAAGGTGAGTGTGAGCATGTACCTATTTTTCACAGTCTCCGTCCACCCTCCTGGACGGAACCAGTTGTACACCAAAAACAACGTCGGAATGACTCCCGTGAGGTCGTGAAGGATTTCGTATTTACTAAGGTTTGGAAGTAGTTCAAAACCGATGTCCCTCGCCTTTCCACCATTCTTTTCACCGCGACGAGATGTGATGTAGTATCCGACGAGCCAGTTCGATGCAAGGGCTAAAATAAGTGCAATGTAAAGCCGCATCTTCCTTATTACATGCCTAGAATTTTCTTTTTCTCTTCAAATTCCCTTTGTTCCCCTGGTGAAGGGATATCGTGTCCCGTGCGTAAGGCTTCAATCTCTGGACCGGTGAGGAACATCCCATTGACACGGAAATCTCGGAACGCTTGCATCGTTATAGGTACGAGGGGTTCCACGAGTTCATAGATGGCGTTGGCGTAGTCGCGAATTTCCTTCTGCGCACCCTTTTCCATGCGCAACTGGAGATAGTGCATCAAGTTGTGCAAGTTAATTTTCCAGTAGAATTCGGTAAAGGTGCTTTGTGGCAACACGCCACGCGCTTGTTCGCGACAACAGCCCGCTTCGAGGAGGTCATCATATACCCCGAAAGCTTCGTTCAACTGACGAGAGACTCGCTGTCGCAGGGTGTCGTCTAGGTCAACGATACCTTCGGAGCCTTGATGATTTATTTGAGACTGCCCCCGTAAAACGTTGGGTTCGTAGAACTCTTTCGGAACGACGGAGTAGCGGGCGGAGAGTTCATTAATACTGGCGGTTCGGTGACGCATATGCTGTCTTGCGATGTAGATGGGCATTTTGATGTGGAATTTGAATTCCACCATCTCGAAGGGCGTTGTATGCCAGTGTCTAAGCAAATATCGTATAAGTCCCTTATCTCCTCGTGTGGTTTTAGTCCCATCTCCATACGAGACTCGGGCGGATTGGACGATGGCGGTGTCCAAATCCCTCTGAGGCATGTGGTCCACGAGGCGAACAAATCCTTCACCCAGGACATTTTTTTGCGCCATTTATATATTAAAAAAGTAAAAACTTTAATTAATAAGGATGCACATCATTCTAAAACCAAGTCCGTCGGTAGCACATAAATACAGAGTCATCCTCCCAAATCACAGATTTGTTGATTTCGGAACTAAAACTGAACGAGACTACACGGACCACAAGAATCCGAGATTGATGCGAGCGCGTCTTCTGAGACATGGGGCGGTGATGTCTCGGAAGGTGCGGACGGAGCGTGACCCTTCTGAAATTCATAGGGAAATGTTACGTGTCTGTGAAAGTCGTACAGAGGATTGGGATGATATGTTTAGTGAAGAATACTGGAATCGTTGGCTTTTATTTACATACCCTACAGTGCACCAAGCAAAGTTATTCATGACGATGCGACAAGGTGTTCTGTTCATGCCGACGGCTGAAGGTTTCTGGTACCTGTAGACCCAAAGCCAGAGGCACCTCTCTCAGTTTCTTTGATGACACCAACTTCCTCAACCTCTGGGGTTTCACACCTCTCTAAGACCAGTTGGGCCACGCGGTCCCCCTTTTTCACTTCAAACACCCCCTCTCCGTGATTGAAAAGAAGAACTTTAATTTCCCCCGTATAATCTGGGTCTATTACTCCAGCACCGACGTTAATACCGTGTTTGACGGCGAGACCTGAACGAGGGGCGACGCGACCATATGTGCCTACCGGGAGGACAATTGCGACCCCCGTGCCGACAAGAGCGCGTTCGCCGCGAGGGATAGTAACATCTTCACAAGAATATAAATCGTATCCAACAGCACCAGAAGACCCACGAGTAGGTAAATGTACACCGTCATGGAGACACTTCACGAGAAGGGGCATTTGACTAATAAACGTGTGTAATCTTTAAAACGAATTCTCGACTCATCTCCATTAAAGATAGAATTACGTATATCTAGTAAGAATAAGAATGACGAGCTGCCACACCAAAAGCGCCGAACTCATCAAAATACTTTCAAGCTCTATATCAGACTTGTCGAAAAACCTACTCGAAGGTGATGAAGACAAATACAACAAAATCGTGAATAATTTGATGAAACAATTAACCCCCACACACCCCCGAAAAAAAAGAAAACGCACTGCCGAGACCCCCGAACAGCAGCAGACGTCTATGACCCACAAAGACTCGTGCGCCGCTGTCGGGTTGCAACCCACACCGCGCGGAATCAATATTCTACCGGGTGGGAAAGAACTTTTCATTCAATGCCAAACTCGAGAGAAGACAGTGTACGATGACATTTTACGGCAAGACTTTTATTATGATTTCGCTGCATCACGTGGCGGAAAACGTGTGCAAACAATAGATGAATTGAAACCCGGAACGGTGAATCGTGCCGTCTATGAACTGTTCAATAAACAAGGAGGTGTCCATGTCATCGCGGCGTTTGGTGGCCTAAACAAATGGCACCATCAGTCATTTTATGTTTCGGGGTTCACCATGGTCGATGGTTTTCTTAAAATTGTGTGTTCTGGTTTGAAAGTACCCCGCCCGCTGATATGTAATCAATGATTCTTTTTTATATAAATACATAATAACAGATGATACCCGTTGTAAACTATGAGCGAATAGAACGTCTGACCCCAGAGCATGATGGGGGGATACAGTTTAACCTCAACACGCTGTCAATTTTTATTATAATAGCGGGGGTGTTATTATTATACAAACGCTATGTGGACACTAATCGTAGTCGTCAACGATGGCATACTTAATACACTCCTCTGGGGAGAGGTAAATGTCCCGCTTCAACAGTTTTTTCAACTTTTTCTCCGGAATTTTAGTCATGGACGTGTACGTGTTGCGAATCATATCCATAAATTTGGAACACGTCCGCATCTCATCCTTCATCTCTTCAAACTTTCCCCAAAACCCACCTGTAGAAAGCTGGTGAATGAGCACATGGGCGTTACGACCTACCTTTCTTTCTTTGCCACCGAGAAGCATAAACGTTGCGGCTGAACAGCAAGCACCTAAGGCGACGGTTATGGTGTGGACCCTACTCTTTTGGATGACATTCATCGCAGAAAAACCAGAAAACAAGTCGCCGCCATCGCTCATGATGTTTACGCGAATGGTCGGGACGTAGCCTATGAGGTCACTGGACATTTTCAACAACCAAGATTCCAACTTACGAAATTTTTCGGTAAACTCCAAGATGTTTTCGGGAGTGATGTCTCCGTAGTAGAAGATTTCATTACCGATGACTTTTGCGACTTCAAGCACTTCTTCATCTTCTTCAGTTTCCTTGTTCAAGTAGGGCATTTTTCAGTTTCTTCTTAATTGTATTGACGTCCCTTGGTTTTAATTTATTTGTAAGACACAAATGATTCATGGTATCAAAATCTTGGGGTGTTATGTCATAACATAACATTTTATCATAGTACCCAAGACCTGCATATTTTTGTAATAAACTAAGTGCTTCTATGGAAATGTTATTATTACGCAGTTGAATGTTGTACAACTTTTTCGCGCGCATTTTATAGTTTCCATGTTTTGTCCAACACGACCCAGGTCTGATTTTATCTTCACGCAGATGCGCTTTCATGTGAAAACGAGGTATCGTGATGGCAAAATGTGCAAAATATTGCATCACGTTCCATTCATTATTTAAAGAACTGTACATTGCATTGTCAAAAATATCTGCATCTGAAAATGCCATACTCGCACCAGCGGTATTTACATCTTTTGAGTCTACGTAATTTTCTTGAAAAATTGACCACATGTGTCCATGTTCATATAACTTTTCAGGTTTAAATGTATATGTTGGGTCGCACAAGATTTTATATATAATATCCTTTGGATTTTCAAAAACATCTTTCCTATCTGAACCATCCAGGTAGTGGAGATAGTCTCTGATGTTACCACGACATCGCACCGCCGCGCCTTCGTCATACCTATCTAAACACACACGTCGGAGGGTTTCTGGGCCGTGACGTGGGATTTCAATAAATGTAAAACCAGGGTATAAACAAAAATGCGATGATAACACAACCAAAGACCCTTCGGTGAGACGGTCGCCTTCAGCCACTCTCTCCACCGTAGCTTTAAGAATTAAATTATCTGGTTCGTAATCTTCAATGAACAGATGCTTCGTTGACCCATGAATAAGTTGTGAAAATAAACTCTTTGAACGTAAAAGGTCTGTCGTGAGCTCTATGCTATTCCCGTCATCTAACACACACTCTCGTAAATATGTCTTCCCCGTACCACACGCACCGTAAATGAAGACATTTTTATTCTCTGTGAGACAGTGTTTTAATTTTTCTACGCGGTCGCCATGAATATTTGTGGCATCAGGGGGTTTCTTTTTTTGTGGAGTAATTTTAATAAACTTATCCATGACTGATACTGATAAAGATTTAACAGACCAAGCCTTGGAAGTCTTAGATACAAAGGTAATTAGTCCTTTAAAAAAGAAAATGTTCCCATATCTATGTGCAGTTGGTGTATTTAATATAGTGATTCTTCTATTACTTATTTATCTTGTGGTGGCTCTTCGACGGCAACTTCCATCAGTTCAGCCCTCTTCTTAAGTTCGTCCTCAAGTTTTTGATTCTTCTTTGAGACTTGTGTTTTACCTCTCAACTCTTCGAGCTCTTTCTTTGTTTCATCTTGTTGTCTTTGTGCGATGGTGTCCACCACTTTTTTGAAAAACTTTTTCGGTGGAGGTTCGTCAGAACCTTGGATTTTTTGAAGGTCGGTTATAAGTTCTTCTTTACTTTTATCACTCTTAATTAACCCTTTCATCTTAGAGATGACTGAATTTTCCAAGACGGCACTAAATGTTTGAATTGGGTTGATGTGAACAATTTCAGGTTTAGTAAGACGGTCATCCGATGGGAACTCTTTCTCAAACATCGCCAACACAGGGGCTGGGATGGATGGGCTTTGTTCAATCAAGGTGTCGTACTCCCCTTTCATGAGTTCAACCATGTCCGCGCCATCGCGAGACCGGTCAACGAGGGGCAAGGCCAACTCCAAACGAACGACGCGAGAGAATTTGCCAAACTGCATCGCCGCCACACGATGGGCTTCCATCAGCTCACTCACTTTGAGAAATTGAGAAATCGTCGCGATGAGACCAGCGATGAGGTTCAGGCCACCAATACTTGGCGCCACGTACGGTTGAAGTCCCGCAGGAAACTGTTCTTGGGCAAAATTTGCCGTACCCGTTATTGTTGATAGAACAATAACTGGTAATGTATAGTGCATATTTGATTTTCTGTATTTTAAAAAAGCCTGATAGTGCATCCAACGGTAGCATGCCGCACTCTCACCCCACCCCCTTAAAATACTTTCCTGTTGAGGGTGCCAAATTTTAGGTAATTTTTTATCTTTTTCCATCTTAGAATAAGATGAATATAATTTTCGCACTTCACACCGTGTTATTATTATTTCTCATCATCATTCCTTTCGTAAATGATGAGCGCATGTTACAGATGTACTCCATACTGATTCCATTCATCTTTTACCACTGGAGCGTGAACGATGACACGTGTGCCATGACCCAACTGGAAACGTACATGACTGGTAAAAACAAGGATGAAACATTTTTCCATCGCCTGGTGTCTCCAGTGTACAAAATGGATGACACCGCTGCAAATAATTTATTGAAAAGTTTATTGTTCTTTCTCTGGATGTTTGTTCAGTACAGGTTGGAACGATTTAAAATAGTTCAAGATGACTTACGACGTATTATGGAGTCTATGAGAACTAAATAATTTCCAAACAGTGCAACATTTTTTAACACATCTTCAAGGTCCATTAATATATTCTGAGATTATAGTAAGAAGATGCCTCCTCGCGTGCGCACGCGCGCCAATAGGAATAGGACACCGTCTAGAAGTCCAACACCAAACAGACCAGAGGATGACCCTTTCTTGATGAGTCCAGAGACGAAGCGTCAAAAAGCACTTCAGGAACAGTACACTCAGACACAGAAGAATGCAAATGAACGAGCGAAAAAATACGCAAAAGCATTTGAAAAATTTTTAAAAAATAACACAAATGTTAACAATAAACTTGTAAAAAAATTTAAAAATATTCAAAACAATAAAAATAAAAATCACTTACAAACAAATAATAAAAATTTCAAAAATAATGTACAACTGATGAACAGACCAACATATTTATTGAGTGATGTCCTCAACAGTAACAATGGGAAAATTCGTCATGTATATTCCAGAGACTATCTCAATAAAGTTTTTAAAAACAAAACCATCCACCGTGGACCACACACAGGCGTGCCTACCTCACCTGATATGATGCGCAATTATAATGGGGTGAATATTAACGCACGACGACACGCTATTTTTAAAACACAAAAGGCATTGTTAATATCAGTCTATGGAAGACAAACATATTACGATACAAAACTCCAAACAAAACACGTCACAGGTCAACTCCAATACCATCACATAAAACTCGCACATTTCGTGACAATGGCGACGAGAGGTGGGACATTTATGGATTTCATCAAAAAGTTTTTACGCATCGGTGGGGAGAGAGTGATACTCTTAAAAAATTTACACAACATCACAGAAAAAGAAGTCAACCAGGTGATTGGTATTGTGAAATTGTTTGGACAATTGGAAGTAGAAACACCTGACATGTACCTCCCATTCATTCACCAACTTCGTGTCATTTTCTTTGCACAAAGATTTAATGGTGTTCCACCAGTTATTCAAAAAATATTAAATAATTACAAACCGTTCTATAAAGAATTTAAAAACTTACTCAACCTTTAAACACATATGCGCCAAATCCTCGCCATAGACATTGGATATTTCAACATGGGTCTCGTTTTCGCGGAGTGTGAAAAAGAGGTGGTCCGTCCAGTGTTTATGAAAAAGGTAAGTTTGGAGGATTACAAATACATCTTTAGTAATGACATCGTTGACCTAGTGCCGTTGATGGTGAATGAGTACAAGGTGTGGTTTGACAGCGCCGAACACATTCTCATAGAGAGACAACCCCCGGGTGGATTTCAAAACATAGAAGTTTTATTACATTACATGTTCAAAGACAAAGTGACCTTGGTGAACCCGGTGTCTTTGCACGTACACTTTGGTATCAGACACCTGACATATGAGGAAAGAAAAGAGAGAACCACAAGTATCGCGGAAAAGTATCTTCCAGAGGGTGAAGAGATACCCTATGAAAGGAAACACGATATTGGTGATGCCATATGTATGATTGTGTATTTTAACTTTCGCACGACTGTGCACTTTTTTGACCAGTTTCGTCTTAAGTAAAACGCCAAGACGCGTTGTTATTAGTCATGTTAAATTTAGACATGCGTTCGAGTGCTTTGAGGAGTTGTTCAGGGTTCGACGATTTATTGAGACGAGAGACGTTGACAAACTTTTTATTTTCTTCAGACAGACGGGCATATCTCTGTTTCACACGCTTGGCGAGGATGACCTTCGCACGAACAACAGCTCTGGCGAAGTTGGTTTGGCCCATAAACAACAATGCTTTGTTGGCATAGTTTTTTCTGTTTCGCGATTTGCCGAGTTCCTGTGCCATGTATGTTTGTGTGTACTTGAGTGTATTCAAAGGGTCCTTAATGACCGGTTGGTTCGGTTCAGTCGGCTTCACACGCAACCTTTTCACTTTATTCATAGCGTTGAACAACTCTTTCGGTGACGAGTTGGCTGACACAGATAAATAGATATTTCTTCCATTGTTGAAGATTTCTTCGGGAAGACGCGCCACGAGTTTCTGAAGGCGGTCGTACAAGATGGGTCTGGATTGACGCATAGCGTTCACGTAGTTGGGTTCTTTACGATTCGCGTAGATGGCTCGCAATCTTTGGTAATTGTAGAGTGTTTGAGCATTTCCAAACTTTTCAACCATGTTTTTAAACCTATATTCCTCCTCATTCTCCTGGAACATTTTCCGAAGATTACTCGGTCGCACCATTATTGTATTACAACTAGCTTACATTTTATTTTTAATAGCCTGACAAAGTTGTGCCTTTTTCTTTTTGCCCGCATTCACATTCAACCCTTTCGCAATGTTTTGCATGTCCTTCTTCTTCATACGACACACCCGACGCTTCACATCGGCTTCCCACTCTCTGATGAGACGTTCAACGACAGACCACCGCTTTTCCTGACGCGCCCTTACAACCTTCCCCAAGTATTTAAAATCAGTGGGAGTATATGTCGTTTGACGCATCACCTTTTCCAACATGCGTTTGTACATTTTTTCTGCGAGCACACCCTTTCCAATCATCGTACCGTAGGTATTGATTTGTCGCATCATAGCTTTTTGTTCAGCCACTGCCTTTGCGTTCTCCATCCTTTTTTTCTTCGCGCGGTGTGTTTCTAATGCGATACGAGCGGCTTCGGCATTTCTCATATTTTGTCTCTTTCTTTTTAATCGCTCTCGTTCAAGTCGCTTTTCATCTCGTTGTCGTTCCATGTCAGACAAAAGATTATTAAAGAATGTCGCTCGCTTTCTTTTCTCCGCCATATAGTATACATGAAGAATAAAAATAAAACTCGTCTCATGTATGCGACGATTGTTGTATTAGCGCTCGCCCTGCTTTACAAATGGTACTACCCCACCACCGTGGCTGTCCCTGTGGAAGTTGAAGTCCCTGTGGAAGTGCCCGTGCCAGTGCGAGTGGACCCCCCGAGACGCGCACCAGAGTACAGGGGACCACCAATCAAACAGTACAAACCTGGACACATGCAGCAGATGGGTCTCTTGTTGGGACCAAATAATGAAACCCTCCCCCTTTATGGCAAAGAAGCGCGCGGGTACAGAGACCGATACAACTACTACACCACGACAACAGGGGAACAGATGTACCCTGTACCTGTGACACACGACGGGCGTGAATGCACCGAGGACATTGGATGTCCAGAGTTCTATGGCAGTGAAAGTGTTTCAGTGACAGGGAAAGATGGTACGTACAATGTCAAGATGTATCGGACCGATGATTTTTTCTAATTCTATCAAATTCTAACGCAGTGAGACTGGTGCTCTTTGCATAGCGTGTTTTAATACCCAAGAGTTCTTTAACATCCTCATCATATAGGTTGCTAAAGAATTCCCTTTTTGCCTCCATATCACTGAGCTGCGCCCCATCCTCTTTCATTGCCTGAACGTAGGGCCAGGTGTGTTTCCGAAGATAATGGACCTCCTCCCTCAACTGAACGAGTTCAGGGAGTATGACATCTCTAATTATTTTTTGCAACTCCTCAACTGTTGCGTCGCGCCACATGACATTACTTAAACAATGCCTGTCATCTTTAATGAAATAGAATATGTGATGATGTACGTCGTAGACACACAAAACATATAATAATCACGAAACGTGATTGCATAGACGTTGATAATGATACTATAGAGTATATGGACAATCATGGCAACTGGTGTTTTAGCACTCAACACGACCAACGCAAACGTCAAGTTTATGAGTGGTGCTGCGACAAACGCAAAGGTGTGAGAAAATGCAAGAATTGTAAGAAAGTGGCATATCAACAAAAATGTTAGGAAAGACCACATTCTTTTTTCCCACACCTTTGAGGGTGTGAATTCTATCACAGTCATATCTTCTTCATATATGTGTCCGAGACACACAGATTTATCTGGATGTGTCACAACATGCCATATATGACCCATAAGGTATTAGGGGGTTATAAACTTTATTTTAAACTTTTTAGATATAAACTGTTTTGCATCCGCCAGTGATGGGTACGACCAGAGGAGCCAGCGGGACCAGAACCCTGCGGTACCAACACCCGCCACGCTCCACAACTCTTTACGACTGGAGTCCACGTCTAACATACGACGCTGTATAGCTCCCCTTCTCTTCTCTTTCATGAGAGATGGTGGTATGCGTCCACCGTGGCGCAACACATAGAGACGCATGCGTTCAGGGGTTTTATGTAAAGTATAGTCGGAATACCCTTTCCCACCAAAGTCCACGTACCTACCAGTTCTAAAGATGACCCTAAATTTATGTTTAGGACTGGGAGATTTTATGAGTCTTACCTCAATCATATATAATTAGTTTAGATTATTCATGCCGACTCCACTTAGAGGCATTAAACGAATTAACTGATGGGGAACCAGTACCTGGTTTCACACCATAACAATTCACACCCTTTTTCAAGTCAGCCGCCGTTGGACCACTTGTAACAAGTTGAGGAGTAGTCGCACAACCTGACATAAGGGCAGTATTAACTGGATATGACATACCACCAACTTCGTGACCCCATGAACACCAATCAGCGCCACCCTCCCATGCAGATTCCATCTGGTCACGAGTGGCTAATGCAGCCCCATATTTATCACACTCTGCCGGTGCGTCTGATGCGCGATATTCGTAACCACCTATGTGGAACGCTTCTGCTGGTCCAGCAGCTGTTGCCGTTTTTGCTTTGAAAAATTGATTTCCATTTAGGACGGGTGTTTCTGAAATACCATCTTTATGCAAGAGTTCACAGGCACCATCTTTATATCTGAAACCACCACACAATTGTGTATTTTTGCATTCTTCAGCACACTCGGCTAAATTCTTTGTAGTTTTACCCCATATCATACCAGTGCGGTCGCCAATAGCTGAAACTTGGTATCCTTGCGGGACTTTAATAGACGTTGTATAGTTCTCATTGTATGCTTTCTCATCCGTATTCGTAATTCTGTAACACGCACCATCCTTATACGAGATGCCCATGCACTCCATGTCGGCGTTGCACTTTTCTTTGCATGTCTCTAAATCACCAGACAATTTTTTACCTCTCTTTACTAATGTTTTTGCAAATGTGGTGTACCCCCCTACACTTGAGTAATTAGAAGGTTGAGACGGATCAGACGGATCAGATGGCGGGTCGTTCGCCGGCGCCGGTGTGAGGTTATCGTCTTCATCAATACATTTATTACCATAGTAATCCCATTGGCACGGCTCCTTGCAGTCTTCCTGGGTCTCATGGTCCTTGCATTTTTTTGCGTTCACCAAAAAGTAAATGCCCACTCCCAACCCGGCGAGAAGAACAAGTACCACAATGATGATTGCTGCACTCATTTTTATGTTTTATATAGTAGTCTTAGATTTTTTTACATCATGCACTTGGCACAGTACTTTTCAACCTTCTGGACCCGACGGTACGCATAGAGACCAACGAGCGCAGCCAAGGCGGCACCGTAGGTGAGCTTGTTCATTTGCTTACGCATGAAGAACAACGCGAGAACAATGGCGAGCATAATAATCTCTTCAATGGTCGGCATGAAGAATCGCGCGTCGAGGTCAGGGGTCTCTTCAGTCGGTTCAGGGGCGGTGTACATGGAACGTTTGTATCCGGGCATTTTTAATATCTACGTAGAAATTAATGTGGTGGCTCGTGGCTGTTCCTGTGGCCCTGGTGGGGTGGGATTTTTGTAAACCCCCAATGGACAAACTGTATTTTCAAAACCCATGGCGTCCCCTGGTGGGTATGCGAAACACCCTCGTTGACATATTCTTTGGAAGAAAGGAGTACTACCCCTTTGACCTGTGGGAAATTGGGTATAACTTTGGAAAGATACGACAATACTTCTTTGCAAACGAGTACACGGTGACGCGTCACTATTTTCATGACATGGACCCCTGGTTTAGTAAAAACGACAAGTATTATTATTACAAAGTAAGTGATTTCCCTTATATACAATCTATTATTAACAAAATCCCCTCGGTGGACAAAGACACAGGGGTCATCGCCGTCATCGAAGGACCCCACGTTATTCCACCACACAGGGCGGAATCTAATTTACAACTGAGGTATCACATGACCCTCGATGGTGATGGTGACTGCACCCTTCACCTATGGGATAAAAAACACATACACAGGACAGGGGAAGAGTTTATGTTTGACCATGCCAGGTATCATAGCGTAGAAAAGTCAGGTTCCTCGCGACGCGTGACGTTAATTTTGGATGTAAATCGCTTCTAATCGGTGCGGGCACCTCCAAGAAGACACACTCCCCAGCTTCATTCCACGCAGGAATTATCAATGTCTCTTTAAACCGCACAGCAGGCTCTGGCTCTTCTTCCTGCTCACCAAACAAGAAATTAAACATACTTTTTAGATACATTTTAACTGATGCATCTAAAAAGTACGGTGTCTCCCCTCGTGGGTTTCGATCCCACTACTTTGAAGTTAACAGCCTCACGCTCTTCCGATTGAGCTAGAGGGGAATGTATCCACCCACCCGGATTCGAACCAGGGACCCACTGATTTCAGCAGATGTTTCAGAACACGCGAGTGTTCTACAGTCAGTTGCTCTTCCAACTGAGCTATGGGTGGCTACAATTATATAACAACTTATTTCTTTAACTATATTAATGGTTATCATAATACTTGTACTTTTGGTACTTCTACTTTTAATTCTCAGGAAACCAGTGGAAAAGTACAGTTATAAATCAT